ACTATTGTACTATTACAAATGAATGTTGATGTAAAAGCAAAAACGATGTCTTTTAGAAGAGGCGCTTTTAAGGACTTTATGTTTAGTTTTAGTTGGGGCGGCGGCTCAACCAATCCACATAGAAACAAATTCGGATTTAAAGCAGAGACTTTCAAATAATGAAAAGATTCAATACATATTTAGCGGAAGAAAAACTCAAACATTTAGAGCATTTAGAAGATGCTCTATTTAATCAGGGTTATGGAGGAGCAGAAGAGGCTTTACGAATGCTAGAGGAGATAGTTGCCTCACTTCAAGGCTCTAGTAAAACGAGTGTTAATATACAGAGCAAAGTAGATGGTGCTCCTTCAATCATTGCTGGAACTAATCCAGAAAATGGAAAGTTCTTTGTAGCGACCAAATCCTTATTCAATAAGACTCCTAAAATTAATTATACGGATGCTGATGTTGATGCAAATCACTCCGGTGATTTAGCAACGAAAATGAAATTAGCATTAAAGCATTTCCCAAAATTAGGAATTGATGGTATTATTCAAGGAGATTTTATGTTTGTTCCAGCAGACTTAAAGAAAGAAACCATCGACGGAGAGTCGATGATTACCTTTACTCCTAATACTATCACCTACGCTGTCCCAGATGATCAACCACTAGCTAAGACTATTCAATCGGCTAAAGTTGGAGTTATTTGGCACACATCATACACGGGAGATACTATTGCAGACCTATCCGCAGTATTCTCAGTTAATGTTGGCGCACTAACAAAAACATCGGCTGTATGGGCTGGAGACACAGATTTCAAAGATGTATCTGGTACTGCTACGCTAACGAAAAGTGAGTTATCAGATGTCAATGGAGAAATAAATAAAGCTAGAAACTCCTTAAAGCGACTCAACAAAACCGGTTTGAAAATATTATTTGGAGACTCAAAAGAAGATTCAATATCGTTTAATGTAAATATCTATATTAATGATATGGTTAGTTCAGGAAAGAAATTCTCTAATAAACAGAAAGCAATTGGTTCATTTATTGATTTTATCCGAAAACGTTATCAAGCTAAAGCAGACAAAGTAAAGACTGAAAAAGCGAAAGCAGGAAAATTAGCAAAAGCTGAAGCATTGGTTAAGACATTGAATTCTGATAGAAAGATTGGTGGCACTTTCGCTTATGCGTTAGAATGGCACAATAATGTTGCAGATATAAAACTAACTCTCATTAAGAAAATGGAGCAAGTAAATACTATTCCAGCATTTATGAAAACTGCTACTGGCTATAAAGTTACTGGTCCTGAGGGATTTGTTGCTGTAGATCATATGAGCAATAAAGCAATTAAATTAGTAAATAGATTGGAATTCAGTAGAAATAATTTCAATGCTATTAAGAGTTGGAGTAAATAATGTTTACTTACGATGAATATTTAGAGGAAGCAAAGAGTAAGCCCGTAGTGTTTACATTTGGACGATTTAATCCTGTTACTTCTGGACACGAAATAATGATTAAAGATGTCATTAAGCAGGCTAAGAGTCGTGGTGCCAATCCGTTGATATTTACCAGTCAGACTCAAGATAAGAAAAAGAATCCTCTGTCTTATAAAGACAAGACAAAATTTCTCAAGCATTTTTGGGGTAAGATAATAGTTAAGAATACCAAAATCGTAACGGCGTTCAATGCTCTGGAATGGTTATCTGATAAAGGATATAAAAACGTAACACTGGTTGTCGGCTCCGATAGAGTTGCCAAATTTGAAAAATATATGCGTCCATATGTTAAGAGTTATGGTTTTGATCACTTTGAAGTGGTTCAAGCAGGAGTCACTAGAGGTGCTGGTAATGAAATGAGTGCCTCAAAGATGAGAAAAGCTGCCGCTGATGGAGATTTTGAATCATATAAAGAAGGAATGCCGTCAGGCGCTGATGATACTATTACTAAAACAATATATGATGCTGTAAGAGATGGTCTAGGTATTAAAGAAGAGGCTCTGGAGCTTGGAACAGAACGAACAACGAAAAAATATAAATCAGCTACTCCAGGAGAAGCATTCGGAGAAAGCATTGAAACATTTAAAGAATTTGAAGAGGCGTATGTAAAGCCTCAAAAAATAACACTAAAATCAAATGGTAAATCTTACACTCAAAATGTAAGACTAAGACCAGGTAATACTCATATTGCAATAATACATTGGAAAGAAATAGAAGCAACTAATTTTGCCTCTGGTCATAAGGCTCAGACTGAATTCATTTCGGGTACGCAAAATAGTTTAGAAAAAACAGTAAAACATCATTTGAAAAATCGAGGAAAATTTATTGAGGGCGGAGAAATTCTAAAAATACCAGAAAAATATTTATGAAAACATTTAAACAGCATTTAACCGAAAAAACAGAATATTATCTGGATCCATCTTTTGATAATACTCAAAAGTTTGTTGCGTATGATGGAGCCTCTTGGTATACAGGTAAAGTCGGCGTGAAGGGAGAAAATATGTTTTTAAAGTTCGTGATGACTTCCGGAAAAAACAGTTATTTTGAAAAAGCTAAATTAAAACAGATAACTCCAAAAGAACTTGAAAAGGAAGTTAATATGTCAGGCGGAATAGATTTTAAGAAACTTTATAAAAAATAGGTAAAAATATAAATAGACTATAGACTATGAGTGATGAAATTGTGCATAACTACGTTTATGAAATTTTGTATCATTTTGACTGTGGAAAATGTGGGAAGTGGTGGAGTTATGCGAAAACCCCAGATAATAAAGAAGAAAAGCATAAGCAAGTTTGTAAGCATATGTACTGCCCGCATTGTGGAGAAAATGGGTTATTAAAAATAAAGGAACAGTTTTTCAATAATATATAAGGAGTAAATGAGAAAGCTATTGTTAGTTTTTGTAATGATGGTGACAGGGATGGTTGCTGGGTGTGAAACAGTAAGACAAATTCAAACAGGATGTTATGGATATTGGGAAGAAAAAGATGGTCACAAAAGAGGTACTAGGTGGTCCAATAAAAATTCCAATAGACCTTATAGACAATGTGTAGAGAAAGAAGCTCCACATAAAAATATAGAAAGTAGTCAGGCTAATTTTAAACTAAATATATAAAAAAGGTGATATTATGACTAAAAAAGAATTATTAAAGCGATTGGATGCAGGGCCGGTAAGAGTAAAAATTGATGGAAAACTCCGCCAATTAACACGCAAAGCCTCAAGTTCAGAACAAAAGAAAGCATACAAAGCGTTAGACGAAGGGTCTAACATTGGGGTCTGGGATATGGGTATCGCAGACTTAACAACTATTACAGTTAAATCTATCGAATCTATGATTGGATACGGCAGAGATACAGAAAAACCAAGTGAATAAAAGTCTCGGTATGACTACAAATAATTAAAGGGGAAATATGAGTATAGTACATTTCAAAGAATATGTAAAAGACGATGAGGTCGACGAGGGCGGCTATGGAGGAACAAGAAACAAAAAGGATAGTCGAGATAAGTATAATAAGAAAAGAAAAGGTCAAGGAATGATCTCGGCAGAAGTTGAAGAAGGAACAGTTCTTCAAATGACTGATGTGGATCAATGGTCACACGAAATTTATAAAGGAATAGATGCAGGATGGAAATCTGTTTCAAAATCTACTTTGGGTGGTGATGAAAATGTCGCCTTAATGATAAAACTTACTCTTGAACCTGAGAAGGATTGGCCTAGTAAAATATTACATAATGCAAGTTATGCTATGATCCGTGTAGCAACTAATGGGGCAATGGAGATGTTTGCCTCAGGTCTTGGAAAAGGCAAAAATATGCGGAAAACAAAAGTCAAATCTGCTAAAGATGTAGTAAGTAAAATCAATAAGTGGATTAACACGGTATCTGAAGAAGTTGTAATTGATGAAGGTAAATCAGCATACGATAAACAAATTGCCGCTTTCCTGAAAAAGGGTGGTAAAATCAAAAAACTAGCAGTTTCTAAAAAAGAAGTCGCTAAGGCAGCCGCTGAATTCAGGAAAAGTCATAAAAAAATGACACAAAAAGAGATTGAACTGGATATCGAAGATGAAATTGAAGCACAAGCAAACGCAGAAGGTGTTATTGTAGCAGAAGGGAAAATCTTTCTTATCACAGAAAAAATTACTGCAAAAGACTACGATGCTCTAAAAAAAGGTGATACTGTTGTAATAGAGTATGGAAGTGCTATGTCAGGTGGCAAAGCATCATTTAAAGTAACAGCAAAAAATGTGGTTGGTAAAGCTAAAGTAGGAAAAATAACTTTGAAAAGTGTTACAAAACCAAATAGTGTTAAACATTTTTTGTATAAGCGAGGTGATAAAGTGTCAATGGCTCAAGGAGATATGGGTGTAACAGTTAAGAGTTTTACAAAAGAAGAAGTTGAACTAGGAGAAGCAAAAATATTGAAGAAAGGTACAGAAGTGAAAGTCGCACACCCAGCCAAAGGTAAGGGTATGGTGACAGGAAAAGTTGTACGATATGATGATCAAGGACCAGGAAGTCCATTTTATGTTATAGATATAGGAGAACGTATGTCAGAAAAAGTACCTGCTCACAAAATCAAAGAAGATGTTGATCTTACTGAAAAAGCTAAAATAAAAGCACTACATCTATTTGACAAACAATCAGATGCAGATAAAAAAGCAAAAGAAATTGGCGGACAAGCAGTCCAAAATAAAGCCGATGGTAAATGGGCCGCTATTCTCTGGAAAGAGGAAGTTGAAATGTGGTTAGAAACTCAGGAACTACAAGCAAAAATGGCATTAGATGATGCTGGAATAGAATATTCTACAAAGAATAATTCAATAACAGTCAAGAAAAGTGATAAAAAGAAAGCACAAAAAGCATTTGAAAAATCTTTCAAAAAGGGTGGATGGCCCACTCTTAAACTTGAAGCGACCACTCTTACCGAAGCCCTGGATAAGAAAGACGAAAAGGTTCTAGATGCTTTTGGTAAGAGAAAATCTGCGAAAGGCATAATGCTCAAGTCCGATGGTGAAGTTTTATTTTCAACAGGCAAAGGTAAAAAAGACTCAGAAACTACAGAGATTGCAATAGCTGGCGAATTGGCACGATGGGCTAACGCTGGACAGCCTCAGAACGTCCCTGGTAGTTCTAAACAGGCCAAAAGCTGGGCTCCAAGGGGCACAAAACTAGGTCCGGACCAAATTCTGCTCTCAAAACGCTTCCAAGGAAACAAATATGACCAATTTACATCTCAAATGTGGATGTATATTCAAGGGAATATAAAACGCAAATACATCGCTGACTTCCGCTTCCCTGGTTATACTTCAGAAGAAGTCTCACTACACGAAGTCCTCAAATCAAAAGATAAATCAGTTATAGATTCTTTTTATGACAAGGAAGTAAATGATAATGGAAGAATACTTTCAACTAATGGCAATGAATTATATAAAATGGGAATGGGTGCCCAACCAATAGCACATTGGGAAAAAGGGAAAATCAAAATTGTTGCTAAAATGGATGTTAAATCAACAGAGGAAATAGTTAGGTATATGCAAAAGTCTATACCTAAGAATAACTTTGAAGAGAGAGATTATCGTAAAGAATACGACAATTACCAAGGCAAGCCTGAACAGATTGCTAGACGGTCTTCACGTAATCAAGCACGAAGAGTTATGGGCGATAAGACTGAAGAGGGTAAAGATGTAGGTCATAAGGATAATAATCCTTTGAATAACGATCCTAAGAATTTACGAAACGAAGATCCTTCGAAGAACCGAAGAGAGCCTCGATTGAGAAAAATGGAATCATTTGGTGATTACTACAATAGACCATTCATTTTTGAATCTTCAAGAAATGACATATACAATGGTTCAATTTCTTCTGGAGTAGAATTAGAAAAATACGCAAAGAAAAGTGGAGGAATTGATAAAGACGATTTATTAGCTACTGCGGCAATTTTGAAAAAAGGAAAATTACCATCAGCAAAGCAGATTCCAGGCGATACATCTCCAAGAGATAAAGTATTTTCCATAATGGGTAAGCACTTAGCCAAAAAATATCTAAAGAAATATAAGGGATCTTCTCCCGCTCTAGATAATGCGATGAAAGAAGAAGAGGAAAACTACGTTGTTCATTTTACAGAAGCCTATAAATATAAAATAGATCATAAAAGTTACACGGCCGCAGTAGAAGAAGCCCTAATCGTGGCAGACAAGGCAGGTTATGAAGTTGATATGGATGATTATTTCGACAAGATTGCAACTGGACCTCGCAAGCCACAAGAAGGGAAGACTAATATATTCCAAATCGCCTTAGAAAAAGGTGGTAAAGAACAAAAAAAGAAACTACAAATTCAAATCTACGGCAAAGGTAAGCACGGATATGAATTGAATTGTTACATCCAATAAGGAGAATAATATGGCGACCACAGTAGAGTTACCAAAACCAGACAAAAAATTGTTAAAAAAGGTCGAAGCTGATAATAAGGCTATCAAAAAAGCATCTACGTTCAGAGAAGAATGGCCCACCCATAAAGACAGTAAGGCTATTTCTTCTGACAAAAAAGTAAAAAAATTAAATAAAGGATAAACTGAAATGTTTATAAAAGTAGTAGATTCAATAGTTACTCAAGAAATTGAACCGAAACAAGTTAAAGAAGATAATGGTAAAACAACCAATAGAGTCGTACTTTCCGAAGTTGAACAATCAAAATATGATGTTCTATATGGCGACTCATTACAACGACCGCCAGGGGAGCGTGAGTGAAGAATTCTATGAGGATATTAATAGAGTTAAATATATTAAACGTTTGATATCCAAATATGTAGATTCGGGAAAATTAAAAAGTAGATTGTTGATGAATCATTTGGTGGTTTTAATTAACATTTTTGGTGCATTTCCGTGTACTAGAATATTGATGTACAAGATAGATCCTAAATACCACGAAATTATTGTGACATTTTTGGATGAGTTAAAAGCATTAACTCCGGAGTTTAAGTCAGTAACTACGATAGACAATAAGGTACAAGCCATTATAAGGGAAGAATTAAAATGACAATGCAGATAGATGAAGTGAAAAAAAAGTTTGCTGTCGCTTCAACTGCGATGGACTTGTATTTTGTATATAAATTTGCTAAGTTTATCGCTATGGAATGGACAGATTGGCCAGCTTATCAGTTAGGCATTATTGATGAAAAAGGAAATGTCATTAAAAAGAGAAGAGAAGGAATAGAAGAAAGGGCAAATTATACGTTATTCCATCGTCTTCTTCGCAAGTTAAAGCAATTACTAGAAAGAGTGCCTGGAATGAAGGGCAAACTCGGTAAAGCAGTCGCCGCTTATTTTCTATTCAAAGAAGGTATGGAGAAACACGGTGCAAATGGTGAGTTATTAGATGAAGGATTTATTGACTATATAAATGATAATATGACAATGACAGAATCAATGCAGATAAAAACATTGATGAATCAGCATATACTATTGGAGAAAGTGAAAAATGATTGATGAAAGTAATGTAGTTGGTGATGGAGGTGGAGCAATAAATGTTCAGAAAGATGTACCTCTATTTACCAACCCGAATGGTAAAGCATTTGGTCAAAATTATTGGACCGCTCCGGATTCAGATACATATGATGGAGTAAGACTTGGTAGACAAAAATACCAACGTTGGAATTCATTTGTCGGAAAGACAGAATGGGCTAAGGGAGTGTCAGCATATGCCAAGAAAAATCCTAAAGGCGGTATGCTAATGAAACATCCTAATAATCCAGTATTTCAAGTTATCAGAAGGTAACTAAATGGCTCAGGAGATAAAACTACTATTTTGTAGTAGTCCCATTGTCCCTGATTTCTGTCCATTTCGAGAATCTACCCCTAAAGTTTGTTGTTGTTCCTGTCCCTTGAAGTGGGAATGTCACGCAAAACAAAAAGAAATGGCGGAAGACAGTGGCGATTATAGCAAAGTTCTACCTTGTGTTCGTATGACCGAAGAGGACGAAAGAGATTATTGTAATGATTGTGACTTTTTGACTTGACATACGCCCGCTAGGGTTGTATAATACTATATTATGGATTACATTGACTCAAAATACATCGGAATTCTTGGTGTTCGTTTAGAACAATTCAAAAAGAAGGGTAAAGCCCTTTGGAATTTTAGATGCCCGCTTTGTGGCGATTCAGCCAAAGACAAACTAAAAGCCCGAGGATACATCTTTGAGAATAAAGGTGATGCGTTGTATAAATGTCACAACTGTGGCGTTGCAACAGGATTATCCCAATTAATCGAACAGGTAGCACCATCTCTGAAAAGAGAGTATATGCTTGAAAAATTTGGGACACGTGGTAGACAAGGGAAAAAAATAAAACTTGGCGCAGGTGAAGATTTCTTCAAGACAAACAAAACTCCAGTATTTGAAGTTGATCCTCTAAAACATATTACTTGTATGGACTTGTGTGATATTAATCATCCAGCACGATTATATATACACGAGAGAAAGATTCCCCTAAGTCAAGTGTCGAGGTTGTACTATACGGAAACTTTTAAAGCCTGGACTAATACGATTGTTAAGAATAAATTTCCTAATGTGAAGAAAGATGAAGGTCGTCTTGTTATACCATTCTTTGATAAGACTGGGAAGATGATAGCATTTCAAGGTAGGTCTCTGGACCTAAATAATCCAGTACGCTATATAACTATAAAGATAACAGAAGATGAATGTAAACTATTTGGCTTAGAGAAGATGGATGAATCGAAGCCAGTATATGTTGTCGAAGGACCTATTGATTCTTTGTTTTTAGATAATGCAATTGCAATGGCCGGCTCGGATCTATCTAGTTCTTGTAATCTAAATAATGATACAGAATTTGTTATCGTAATGGATAACGAAAACAGAAATAAAGAAATAGTTAAGAAAATCGAGACATTTATTAAAAAAGGATATTCAGTATGTATTTGGGATGAAAGAATTCGACAGAAGGATATAAATGATATGATTCTTTCTGGTATGAGTAGTGAGGAGCTACACGATTCAATTAAGTCTAGGACATTTAAGGGCTTACAGGCAACAGTAGCATTAAATAAATGGAAACGAGTATAAGGAAAAAAATGCCAATCTTTGATTTTGAATGTAAAAAATGTGGTGAAGTTAAGGAAGAATTTGGATTATGGTCAGAAGATATGCACTTATATATAGATAAGTGTGAGGAGTGTGGAGCAAAAGATTTCAAACGTATACATAATGTTAGTTGGGGATATAAAAAAGATTTAACTTCTGGTCACGAAGAAAGACGAGAAGCCGACAAATTAATATCAAAAGATTAAAATGAGTAAAGTAATTGAAAGTGAATGGCCCAGAATTATGGATGCCTATCGCAAAGGCAACGCATTGCGACTCGCCGAATTAGAGGAAAAAAGAAAAAATTATCAATCTGTTTTTGGTTCAATGGGCGACAAATCCACTTGTGAAGAAATTAAAGAAATATTTAAATCTGGTGGATTTATTATTGACGTAAGAAATCCAGTTGACTATATGTCAGGAGGAAAATTACATAATTCAGTTAATGTTCCTATTTACGGATTAATACAATGGTGTAATGCACATTCAGACATAAATAAAAATACTCCTATTCTTGTATATTCAAATGAAGGTAATACGGCACAATCTGCCTTACAATCCTTAAAAGAAAATAATTATGCTAACGTGACAAATATCGGCACTCATAAATGGTATAACCTCTGTAGCTAATTTAAATGATAATAATAAATGTGCAATGCGATGAGTGCCAAGCAACTTATTCAATCGGACACGAACTTGATGATAAAATATATGAAGTGGAATTTTGTCCCTTTTGTGCTGGGGAATTTATACAAATAGAAGAAGATGATCAATGATTATTGGAATAGATTATTCTATGACCTCACCCGCGGTTTGCGTTGGACAAACTCCATTTAGTTATGATAATTGTAAGTTTATGTTCATCACAAAGAACAAAAAACTTGCATCCAATCACTCCCCAAATATTGTCGGACTTCTTTTATACGAGTACAACGACAATCTAGAAAGATTCACCCATCTCGCAGATCAAACAGTTGAATGGATTCTTTCTCACGCCCCCACCCGACATCACGGAAACAAACTTGCTATAGAAGGATATGCGTTTGGTGCTAAAGGTCAAGTATTTAACATAGGTGAAAATACCGGAATACTTAAATATAAACTAGCAGAAAAAGTATCTAATGTTATTGATGTAATTGCTCCCTCCGCAGTAAAAAAATTCGCAACAGGAAAAGGAAACGCTAATAAACTATTAATGTACGAAGCATTTGTAGAAGAAACTGGCGATGACCTTGCAAAGTTGTTTGAATTCGACCCCTATACTGGACAATCCCCTGTTTCTGATATTGTAGATTCTTATTATATAGCCAAATATTGTGAGTTAAACTCATAAATATCTATACTATGGCTAATGAAGATATTTTTAAATATAATCCCATTTCTGAATGGAATGGAGATTACGTTGATTTTGGAATGCCGTCTACGGATGGTGATATACGCTTAACTGAAATATGTCTGGCTGCCGAGTCGTGTCTAGAAGCCACTAAAAATGCAATGGATCTTTCATTTTCATCTCCTGGTTTTGCAAAAGCGAGGACAGCTCCAGTATTAAACATTGTAAGAACACTATTTGGAGAAGAAACTGGTATAAACATAAACACTTTTCAATCTGTTGGAGATGACGGATCAATTCATTTTATGAGTCCGATGGTTTCAGCGGCCATGGAATTACTTGGATATGATTGGGTATATGAGATAGTCAATAACAATATGGCTCTATCTTTAGATCCAATTTATTATGATACTTGGACAGATCCATATGATGAAAAACCAATCAGAACTTACACGCGGCGAGAAACACACGCAATAAATCCTCTTAGTTCTTCAGCAAATGCATCCACGGTTGTTACTACTGGCAATAGACCGGTTACTGGTAATTGGGATACAGATGGAGAACCATATTGGGAAATCAACTGGGATTCTGCCTCCACTGGTAGATGTAGTGATAATGTTCAAACTACCCAACCTGCGTGTGAAGGTATAGTTCTAGGTGGATATTGTCGAGAAGGTTTTGGAACAGGTCGAGGATACTGCTCTAACTCTTCTTATAGAAATAATGAAACATCCTGTTTATCTTACGGTACTTGTTCAGATCCAACATATAACGATAATGAATCGGGATGTGTGGGAAATAGCAACATTTGGCTACCCTCCTATACTTGGAGTAGTAGTGAAGGTACTCCACCTCGGGCAATAAAAAAAGATAATGGAACTTGCGATAACTCTGCATATGACGGGAATGAGTCATCTTGCCCATCCGGACAATGGCACGCAGTAGGATTTGTAGAAGCAAACATAGACTATTACGGCTCTGGTCATTGTCTAGGGACTGCCGGCAGTGGTGCCCCGTTTACGAATGGTAAATGTTTCTATCAGAACGGATCTAATTCGGATACCCAAGCCTGGGCCCCCTATGGTTCAACCGAAGCTTGGTGTCTGGATTATGCGGCGAATAGAGATATTTGGTCTCATCTGTGGTGGACGTGGATACCACCCCAAAATGATTGGACAGTCATTAACGCAGTCTGGAGACCTACCACTGGAGCTGATTATGGTAGTTATCCTCATTTTAAGAATTGGAATATCAAAACTTCAAACAATCATAGAAAATGGCCGGAATATCACGTAACACCTATATGGGAAATGATGGGTTCCACATACCGAATTTATCATAGTGACATCAATTCTAGTTGGGGAAATGGGGAAGAAGTAGGTCGATCAACTATACCACTTTGGGTTACTAGCACGTATGACTGGCCAGATAATGATCATACTTATGATTATTGTTACGATCCTGGAAGTAATCCACAAACACAATGGTCCTCGCCCGCCGGATATATAGATGATGTCGCTTGTCTAGCCGCAGGTACTTGCACTGGTGATAGAAATCCGGGAAATTATCATAATAATCAAGTCGATTGTGAAACTGCTGAAGGCAACAACGGTTACATTTGTTCTGGTGGAGGTTGGACAGATCAGTCTGCTTGTACTTCTGCTTCATATTGTTCTGGTGGAAGTCACACATCTCAGTCCGCGTGTGTTAATTCTGGATATACCTGGTACGATTGTAGTGCTGGTGGTTGGACTAACTCAACAGCCTGTACCAGTGCAGGAGAATGTTATTACCATATTTGGAGCAACCACGCCTATTTGTCGCAGTTTAATAACAATCCCCAAGCGTGTTGGGCTCAAAACTATGGAGTGGGATATCCCCATTATCATTATTACGGTTACACGTGGGATTCTCATTGGACCAATCACGGTTACACGTGGAATAATTACAATTACTCTTGGTATCAAGCAAACACTTTCACAAGTGAAAATAATACTTGGGATTCAATTATTCCTGATGTTGAAGTTGAAATACCCATTACACCAGAATATCTCTGGAAGCCTATGTTTCCTCCTCATACATTTGTTGATACTACTGACAGTCGTGTACTTGATGAACAGGGATACACATCGAGCGGATATCCTGCTTCCGAATTACACGCATCACAATCCCAGATTCGTTGGAGACCTCCTCAAAGGACTTCCGATGACTATAATAGAACATATCCTAGACCTACTAAATTTAGAATTTATCGTGCGCCTGCCTATTATCTAGGCTATCAGGCTGTTACTGATTATACTGAAGAAATATGGAAACTAGCAGGAGAAGTTACTACAAAAAGTGACGACGGATATCATTATTTTTATGACACTCGTGAAGATATGGTTAACGAAGGATTAATGGAATATCAATACGCCTGGTATGCCATTACAGCAGTATGGGAAGATTGGAATTGGAAACGAGGATACACTATTAACTTATATGACAATATGGGATGTCAAGATTGGGATGTATATCACGGTCAAACTTGGTCAGCCTACAGCGGTAATACCAGACTTGAAGGACTTTGCTCTAATAACAGTTACACTACTCAAGCATCCTGTGCAGGTGGTGGAACTTGCTACGGAAATTCCGCTTATAACAATAACGAAACACTTTGCTTATCTTTCGGTACTTGTTCTGATCCAACATATGACAATGATGAAGCGGGATGTATTGGTGTTGCCGGAACTTGGACTACTTTCTATGTTTGGAGTAGTGGTAATTATACTTGGACCCCAGGAACTTGGTCTGGAACTCCCAATAGTAATGCTAATTTAAATGATGTTGAAAACGCATCTCCTGCCGCTGGTTATCCACAAAATATGAAAGCCGTTAGATTTACCACTTTGGGAAATTACAAAACTTATAGAGCATCAGGATATTTTAAAGCACCTGTGTCTGGAGAGTATCAATTTCAAGTTGGAGGAGATGATGGTCTTTTTCTTTGGTTAGGAGCAGATCAGCAAAGCGTTAGTGGTTTAATTGGTACGAGAAATGATGGTAATTATCTAGCGGCAGTTCCTGGGCTTCACGGCGTCGTATATCACACTGGAACAATTTCACTTGTAAAGGATGGAATATATCCTTTACTCGCTTATGGAGGTAATCACACCGGAGGCTTCGCATTTCAAATTAGAATTCATTATCCTGATGGAGAGTGGAATAATGGTGGTAATGGCTCTGGCGAATGGAAATACGTACCGATTCTTATGGGTCCTGAAGATATGGTTCTGGAAGATGGAGGTGGACAAACAGTAGAGGGACATTGGGCAGCCACCTCGGTTTCTGCTTGGTATACCCATTTCCCATAAAAAGACTTGACATTTAACATTGGACCACGTATAATAGTACACTATATGTTAACTGGATTTATATTTGCAATCATATATCTGCACATACTACTAAACTGGTTTCCAGTTTTTGAACTTTTTTATTAGATATAAAATTATGGAAAAAATTAAAAAGATGGGAGATGGTGTATGCTGTCCCGTAGGTGAGATTTGTGGAGAACCTGAATCGGAGGAAGAGAAACTGGATAAAATGCTGGCTGAGAGAGGTATAAAGGTCGACAGAGAATACGTTAATCCTCTGGCTGTTCCCTATGTTCCGAGTTCCCACGTACAGGATCTAATGGCGAGGGCAGCCAAAAAAGACAAAAAGCTGAAAATAGTACAAAAAAAAGACTTGACTTATTGAACCTGAAGGTGTATAATATACATAGTTTAAAAGAAGTGAAAAATCAATAATGAAAGAAGGAGAATATTATGTCAGCAACATATAAGATTTTTATCACGGAAGAAAAAGCAGAAAAAGACCTTACCCGAGAGGATATAGTCGAACTACTTTATAATGACGTAGGAATTGTTACGTTTACCAAAGCAGATGGAACTGAAAGAGTTATGGAATGCACGTTACTCCAAGAGATTTTGAGTGAACGTATGATGGCCAATAATACCGGAGATGAGGCTAAGAATATAGAATGGATGAAACCGGTATTGGAAGATTCAGATTCAGATTCCACCAAGTCTGTGAAAGAGCAATTAGGTGAATTTGAAGAAAAAGTAAAGTTACCAAATGCAAATACCATTGCAGTATATGATATTCCATCAGACGGCTGGAGATCATTTAGATTAGACTCTGTAAAGAGTATCAGTATTCCTAACCCAACCCCAAATAACAACAAAATACCACCATATCTTAATGCGTAAGAACGATGTAAAAGTTCTTTCCGAAATCGAACACGTCCTACATCGCCCAGGAATGTATGTCGGAGACACCACTATTGGTGTTCACGACAAATGGGTGATGCGAGACGGATCAATCGTTAAGGAAAAAGTTAAAATTGTTCCTGCTTTTCTCAAGCTCTTTGATGAGATTATATCAAATAGTATTGATGAGGGCTTCCGAACTGATTTTAAATTTGCAAACGAAATTAAAATCTATCTGGAAGATAACGGGAAAATCACAATCAATGATAATGGTCGTGGTATTCCAGTTGTAGAGATTCCAGAATTAAACAAGACCCAAGCAGAATTAGCATTTACAAATCTACGAGCTGGAGCTAATTTTGAAGATGATGGTCACGTTTCAATCGGAACGCACGGACTCGGCTCTACTCTAGTTAATATCTTATCAAGAAAATTTATCGCTCATACTGATGATGGGCAAAAACATTTTAGACTTCATTGTGGACATAATCTGTCCGAGATTGATTCTGAGATAACTGAATCTAAAGGCATATTAGG